CAGATATTATAGGAGACACATCTCCACAGTTAGGTGGAAACTTAGATGTAAAAGCTAGAGAGATTAATACCTCAACAACTAATGGCAATATTATACTTACACCAAATGGTACAGGTATATTGGAAGTTAAAGGCAATACTAATGCTGGTACTATACAACTTAACTGTGAAGATAACTCACATGGAATAAAACTTAAAGGACCGCCACATTCGGCTAGTCAATCTTATACATTAACTTTGCCATCTAGTATTACAAATGATTATTATTTAAAAACAGATGGTTCTGGTAACTTGTCATTTGCAGCGGTACCTGTAGAAACTAAACCAACAGTAGCAAATGTAGCTCAAACAATACCCCCAGCTACAGCTACAACAATTAATATTACAGGTTCAAATTTTGTAACTATACCCATTATTGAATTTATTAAAACTACTGGTGCAATTACTAGACCAAACACAGTTTCATTTACTAATGCTACAACGTTATCTGTAAATGTAACTTTAGCAACTGGTGCCTATCATGTGAGAATAGAGAATCCGGATGGAAATTCTGGTCGTAGCACAAATAATATTATTACTGCTAGTACAGCTCCTACCTTTAGTACAAGTACTGGAAGCATAGGATCTGTTGCAGCGGGTGCATCAGTATCTATAGATGTAGATGGCTCATCAGATTCAACAGTAGCGTTTAGTGAGACTACAAGTGTGCTTACAAGTAATGCTAATACCCCAGCAGCAACAATGAACTTAACACTTAACAGCGGAACAGGTGTAATAACAGGTACAGCTCCGTCGCCAAATGCTAGCACTACGTATAATTTTACATTAAGATTAACAGATGCAGAGGGGCAGACAGTAGACAGAGCATTTAGCATAACAGCAGAAGTTGGCATGGCTAACTCAGCACAATTTAACAATGAACAATAGAGGTTGGTATGAACACAGGAGAATTTAACTAATGGCAGCTTCATTTTTAAGTAGAGCAGCATCAAATGGTAATCAAAAAACTTACACTATAAGTGTATGGGTTAAGTCTACTGTCAATTATGGTTACAGAGTAATTGTTGGTAGTGACATGAGTAATGACGCACAAAACCATGCAACACTAGCTATTGATGGAGATAACTTAAAGTTTTATCAGCTAACAGGCAATGATTGGGGAACTCTTCAAGTCTCAACTAGATTATTACGAGATAGTAATAGTTGGTATCACATAGTAGCTAGAGTGGACACGACTCAATCAACAGCCGCTAATAGAGTTAGGTTATATATTAACAACGAGCAAGTACTTGTATTTAATAATAATAACATACCTGACCAAAACGAAAATACAGCAATGTTTAGGTATCCTACTGTTGTTGGTGCAAGAAGAATTACAAGTCCTGATTATCGGTGGTCAGGATACATGGCTCACTTACATATATGCGAGGGGCAATCTTACGAACCAACAAAGTTTGGACAATATGACAGCACAACTGGTGAATGGAAACCAATCCTAAGTCCAACTTCTGTTAGCTATGGAGATAATGGAGCATTCTTAAAATTTGAAAATGCTAGTGCATTAGGTACTGACTCAAGTGGACAAGGACATACCTTTACAGTTCATGGTGATATGAAACAATCCATATCAACAACTAGCAATAACTTTAACACTATAAATTATAATGAAGCATTTAGTGTAGGTTTAGCAAGTGCCACCAAATATGGTGGAACAAGCTGGAAAGATGCTTATTCAGGATATGATGGTCCAAAAGGAGCTACTGGAAATTTAGGGATGGCTAGTGGTAAATGGTATTACGAAATGAAATACATCTCACCATCTATGTATAGTTCATTTGGTATAAGCAAAGCAAACACTTTAGCTGTATCTAAAATGATAAACACTCAATATCGTTCTCCAGCTATTCAAGGAAATGATGGAGATGGATTCATGTGTCAAGTAGGTAGTAATTCAGTTTTAATTCAGAGAGGAGATAACACAGAAGTACAATGGCTTAGCAACTCAAGTGATGGTAACTCAGGCATACAAGTGGCTACCAATGGTCAGATATGTATGTGTGCTTTTGATTTAGATGCTGGTAAAATTTGGTGGGGAATTAATGGTACATGGAATACTGTTCCAGGTTCTACAACTGCAACATCATCATCAGACATAGCAAGTGGTAACAATGCTCACAAAACATGGACACCTAATGGAAAGTTTTTTAGGTCAGGTCATTCAGAATATAATAGATTTGGAAACGCAGCAGAACAACTACTAAACTTTGGCGAAGGCAGATTTGGAACAACAGCAGTAGCTAGTGGTAATGCTGACTCTGCTGGAGAGGGAGTCTTTGAATATGCTCCACCAACAGGATTCTTAGCAATATGTACTAAGAACATTAAGAACACAGGATAACGATATGGCTTATACAGTAGTAGATAACCCCAAAGCACACTTTGATGTAAAAACTTATCAAGGTAGCTCATCAACAAAAACTATAAGTGGAGTTGGATTTAAACCTGACATGGTTTGGATTAAAGACAGAACTGCTGCAAATAAATGGGGTTGTTATGATTCATCGAGAGGTGTTCAAAAATGGTTAATGCTAAATGAAAACTATTCACAAAATGGGGTAACAGATATAACAGCAACATCAACTTCTTTAGCAAGTTTTACCAGTGATGGATTTACTGTGTCAACAATGTCGGCACAACCAATAAACAATACAAATGGAAATCAATATGGTACTTGGATGTGGAAAGCAAATGGTGCAAGTAAGACTACAAACGATGCTGGTGCTAATGGTGCAAGTATAGCATCAGTCTACCAAGCTAATACAACCAGTGGTTTTTCAATAGTACAGTATACTGGGACAGGTTCTGCTGGAACTTTAAAACACGGACTTTCTGTAAAACCAAAGTGTATAATAATTAAAAGATTAAATGCTGCTGAGGGTTGGGAAGTTTATCATGGAGATACAGGGTTAGTTACAGATCCTCAAACAGATTACTTTGAAATAAATACTGATGCTGGAGTTGCTGATGATGCAACTAGATGGAACGATACAGCTCCAACAACAGCAGTCTTTTCAATCGGAACTCATGCTGGAGTAAACACCAGTGGTTCAACTTATGTAGCTTATGTCTTTGCAGAAACTAAAGGATTCTCAAACTTTGGTACATACTTTGGAATAGAAAATAATGCTCTTGGTCCATTTGTTTATACAGGGTTTAGACCAAGCATGGTTATTATAAAAAGACAAGGTGGTACAGAGAGTTGGCAAATAGCAGATACTGCAAGAACACAGATTGTAAAAGATGGTAGTCAAGGTATACAAGGAAACCTTATAGAAGAAAAACTAACACTTAATCTTGGTGATGCTGAGAATAGCAATTCAGGTGATATTGATTTCTATTCAAATGGATTTAAACCAAGAGATACAGATGGTATTCATAACTGGACAAACTACAAATATGTTTATATAGCCTTTGCTGAAATGCCACTGGTTGGTACAAATGGCGTAATATCGTTGGCATACTAATGAAAGTAACTAACGAACAATTAATGGAAAGGCTTGAATCAATGGATAAAACTGTTAAACAAAACAGTAAAGACATTGTTGAGTTATATAAAATTATTAATATTGGCAAAGGTGGTGTTAGTGTTTTAGTTTGGATTGGAACTATTATCTTAGCAATACTTAGCTGGAGGTTAGTAAATTGATACCTATGGAATTATTGAGTATGCTGGCTAGTACGGTTTTGGGCGGAGTCATGTCTATTATGGCACAGAAAGGACAAGCTGAAGCAGAGAAACAAAAGATGTTAATGCAACGTGCTGGTTTTGCAGCTAAACAAACTGACAAAGCCAGAGATGTTAAAGACGCTCACACCAAACACACCAGACGATGGATAGCTTTGATGTGTGTATTCTCTATCATTGTTGTACCTATCATGGCACCTATCTTTACTGACGTTAATGTTATCTATCAGGTAATGCAAGAGGTTGACTCTGGCTGGTGGATCTTTGGATCAAGTTATGAAACTTCAGTATGGAAAGAGGGTAACTCAATATTTATAACGAGCCTACAATCTCATACAATCTTCTCAATCATTGGGTTGTATTTTGGTGGCTCACTAACTAGGAAATAACTATGAGCTTATATGAAAACATGAACAAGCGTAAGAAAGCTGGGACAAGTAGAAGTAAAAAGAACTCTACTATAACAGGTAAAGCATATGCAAATATGAAAGCTGGCTTTCCTAAAAAGAAAAAAAAGTAGCGGAGGCAATTATGAAAAAGAAAAAGAAACCAGTAAAGAAATATCCGGGATATTAATATGTTAACAAAAAAGCAAAAGTCAGTATTGTTAAGGCATAAAAAACATCACTCGTCTAAACACATGAGTCTGATGAAAACACTTATGGAAGATGGCAAGTCTTTTGCAGTTGCACATAAAACTGCACAGAAAGAAGTAGGTAAATAATGGTAGCTAAAAAATTTCAGAACCCATCTGGTGGACTGAATGCAGCGGGTAGAGCATACTTTAATAGAAAGGATGGCTCTAAGCTTAAGCCTCCAGTAACAGGTAAAGCACCTAAAGGATCTAAAGCTGCGGGTAGACGTGCAAGTTTTTGTGCAAGAATGTCTGGAATAAAAGGACCGATGAAAGACAGCAAGGGAAGACCAACAAGAAAAGCCTTAGCATTAAGAAAATGGAAATGCAGAAAGTCATAGCTAAACAGTGCATATGGGTAATACTAATTGCAATATTAGTCTATGGTATAACTGATGCTATAGGAGATGTTACATCTTCAGGGGCTACAACCAATACCCAATCAAATAATGCTGGTTCTAATACAGCAATTACAGGTGGATATGAGTCAGCAACCACATATCAATCAGGCTCATCCTCTAACAGTACAACAAACAACGAGACAAACAATAGCACGAATACTAAAACAGCCGTAAATCCAGCCTCAGCGCCTTCTATGAGCGTGTATGGACAGGACTCTTGTGTCATACCATTAGCATCTGGCATTACAATCATTGGATTCAGCGGTTCATTTGGCACATACGTAACTGATGAATCGTGTGAACGTAGGAAATCTATAGCTGTATTAGCTAAACTTGGAATGAAAGTGGCAGCAATCTCACTAGCATGTCAAGATCAAAACATTTGGCAAGCCATGATGGATGCTGGTACGCCATGCCCTATTGACGGATTGATAGGAGAGAAAGCAAAAGCTAGATGGATGGAGAAACGTAAAGAAACATTAAGAGATACTACAACAAAGTCTAGTATGAAATGGAATGATTAGAATAATCTTAATTAGTTTTATTTTATCTAGTTGTGTTGCACATTCAGTAACACTAGGACCAATGGAAGTATATGGAAGTAATGAACAATCTATACCAGAGCCAACAAGAGAATAAGTATGTATGTATTTAAGATAGTAATCTTATTGTTTCTAACAAACATATCATATGCAGAGACTACTGGCAATCTAATATCTCAGCAGTTTTTTAATAACAATCAAGGTCATGGTGGTTGGAATTGTAATGACCCCTCACACAATCACGGCAACAGTATAGTTGCTGCTGTTCATGGAGATTTTATAGAGAATACAATCACACTAGGAGATACACTCAATCAATCGCAAATTAATGGTGGTTGGACTTCAACGCTTGGGGCTGATATGTGGGGCTGGAACTCCTACGATCAAGAAATTAAGATGAGCCAAACTATAACTGGTGCAGATGGTACAGTTACTACACAGATAAGAGATGTAGCTATACCCGGATGCAGTGGATATAACTGTAGTAGTTATTCAACTTATACAGATAGTTATACACAGGGTATCAACAGTCAGAATGATTATACAATTAAGGTTAGATTTGACTTTGCTGAGTCATCTCAATCTACTTCTCATAGAGCAATAGACTTAAAGAACCCTACGCTAACAATAGACTATAGTGTTTTAGATGTAACTCAAGTAAACAACCTGAAGACAGTTAACGAATCAATAAACAATAGTGTAGAAGACATAGGTATAATAGAATATATACCAGAACAATTTAATTTTGAGCAATATAATGAACCACTAATAGAATTTACTATGGTTGAAGAGATTAACTTTGAGCCAACATCAGTAGAAGAAATTAATAGCGGTATTATTGATGTGTTCATGGAGGCAATAACATATGACAATCAAGAGAACATCGAAACATTCGCAACAGAAGTCGAAGTCCCAGAAGAAATTCCAGTCCAACGAGAAGACATTGCATTTGAGCAAGAAGTCTACCAAGAACGGGAGACCGACATCCAAACCTCAGACGTTAGCGGAATCACTGAGCCANAGCCTATACAAGAAGAGACTAGAGGAGGAGAAAGTGAAGAAGTCAATGGAGTCGAGGATAATGGAGGAGGAGATGATAGTACATCAAGAGAAGACGAAGGAGGAATTGTTACAGAGTCTGTCAGTACAGAGCAAAGACAGACCGAGAATCAAGAAAGTACAACTGTNACAGAATCAGTCGGAAGTGAAACAAATGGAGGAGGCAGTGNAGACAATGAAACCCTCTCCGTCAGAGAAGATAATATTCAAGAAGAGCGGGCTGAAGAAACTACTAGAGAAGATACTGTCTCTGTTTCGATAGAAGATATACGTGCTGAAGTAAATAAAACTATTACTAATATCAGTCAGAGAATAGAACAAGTTAATATACTCGTAGCCAAAGCTATGCAATCACCAGTATCTATTGACTCTTATGGTAATGTAAATCAAAATATATTTAATCAACTAAGTATTGACGGAGGTAGCTATGATGAGCAAAGAGAATACATTGATGCTAGAAATATTTATACTGAAAACCAGAACAAATATAGAGATCCTCTGGACAAACATCAAGCAAATGTGCAAGAAGCTGTGGACGAAGTTATAAGAAGTGAAATACATTTAAGGAGAATACGTGGATATTAAAATAATTACAGGAGCTATTGGTTTAGTTATTACTTTAGGTGGATTGTTTGTCTATCAAGGACAATTAATNCAAAGAGTAGAAGTATTAGAATCTAGGTCAGCTCCAGATATCAAACCTTTAACNGCTGAAATAGCTATCAACAAAGCTGAGATTGCTGTACTTAAAGCTAAGGTAGATGAGATNAAAGCAAGGTCAGACAATCCTTTGTCTAACTAAGTAAGGTCCAGTTAATATAATTGTCAGAGCCTACCTCATAAGCAGATAATAATTCTTCTTCTGTGCAATTATACTTAGTTTCAAATGCTCTACGCCCAAGCCCATGATATCCATGACCATGTTCTCTATGGTGAAACACACATAAGGGAATACATTTAACGCCACGTTGTGACATACCCATACCTTTTCTAAGATGATGTATCTCAGTATGGGTTGTTTGTCTTGCCTCTAGTTTTTTGCATAGGACACAGCCATATTCTTTCTGCATCCTATACAGTTCTAGCATTTTCTTATTTGGTTTTTTTCTTTTACTCATTAACAACTTTTAAGTTTCTGTATTCTTTCTTCTGTCCTTTAGCAAGATAGCCAAGCTCACATAATCTTTTTACTATAGTGTAAGCTTGACTTTCAGCTACTAAATTACAGTCATCTGTTATCTCAGTATACGTTGGGGCTATGCCTTTGATAGCAATAGTTTGTTTAACATATACTAATACTTTTGATTGTAATTTTGTCATTAGAATGGTGGCTCCTCTTCGTTAGTTACACGCCTTATTGGCTCTTTAGCAAATACACTAGTGTCTCCAGATGTTTCAACAGATGTATTTGATTCTACTACATCTCCTTTTTCTCCTAAGAGTTCTATGTTGTTAGCTTTAATACTAACTCTTCTAACCCCATCTTTATCTTTGTAATAATCTAAAGATCCTTCAACATAAATTTGCTTTCCTTTTGCCATGTAAGGTGCAAGTTTGTTTAAAGAGTCAGGTTTACCTCTTGTCCCCCAGTACTGTATGCTGTTGTGCCATACTGGTTCGTTTGTTTTCGTATCTTTATTATATTTACTGGTAGCAATACTAAAAGATAAAAAGATATTTCCATTACTGGATTCTTTTATCTCTGCGTCTTGCCCTAAGTTTCCTATCAGTTGTATCTTATTAAGACTTCCCATCTTGTTCTCCTTTTAGTTTTAATCTGTGCATTTCTCCAGCAATTTGTAATGTACTCATTGCTTTTTTACTAAAAACATTAACTGCTTCATTCCAATTTTCTTTTATCCATATGTCTAATAACTCCTCATTAGGCTGAGATTCTAAATCTTTTACATAATCTTGAATATCATATAAGTCAGACTCTTCATCTTTACCGGCAGCCATTAGAAATAATTTCATAAAGCAATACTTCATTGCATATGATTGTGCTTTACCTATACCTTTGTCTTGCTTATCTAATCCTTCACCATAAGCAGACACAACAATCTTATCTTCTTGATTATCAATATCATATATAGTTACATCACACCTGATTGAACTAAGGTCCCCGTTTCTTTGGTACTCAGAAAACGTAGGTATAGATACTATCCCTTGTGTTTTTATTATGTCTATCATCTTAGCTGAAACAACATTATGAGTAACAACTGCATACTGCATTCCACCCTTTTGTTCTGCTTGAACAACTCCAACTTTTTCTATACATGATTTGATTTTATCAAGTAACGTTATTTTATTTTCTGTCATTTGTAATTACCCCTCTTAATATTTTTTTTTCTTCTTCAATAACAGAAAATCTATCTGCTATCTCATCTCTTACTAGCTCAACTACTGTGTCAAGATTGATATCATAAAGTCCCTCATCTAATTCTATTTCACAATAGTAATTTGTACCTCCCTTAGATTTAAAATAGACAGTTAATTCACAGTCTGTTGTATTAAATTGTTCTACTGAAAAATCAAAAAAACATTCAGCTTTCCCTTCTAATTTTATAATGTGATACGTAACATCATCATGACTTTTAAAAGGAATTGACATAGTTTCTTTGCCTACACCATACATTACTTTACTTGCACTCATACTCATTTGATTACCTCTTTGGTTTTGATTTCTGTAACAGCTAGTCTACCTAGTTTGTTACGCTTAACTTCTAATCCCTCACCAACTGCATGTCTGCAATCATCTGGAACTAGAGATTTCATTTTAATTTTTATCTCGTTATGCTCTGAGTAAAAATCTTTTGTATACTTATATTTTTTAGCACATGCTATCCACTCACTATTGTTTCCCATGTCATATCTAATCATTCCGTCTAATGATATGTTGTCTGGTACTACAGGTAGTAAGTCTTCAAATCCTACTGGCTCTGTTTTCTTTTCAACATGTAACCAAAACCCCGCTTCTCTTCTATACAATTCCTTTTGGAACTCAGGATCAGATTCAATAACAGTATGCTCATGCCTATTGTTACCAAAGATAACTGATAGATATATAGAATCAGATTCATCATGCAGCATGTAGTGTTGCAGTTGCGGATAATAATACTCAGCTACTTTTTCTAATGTGTTGTTAGCATGGGTATGTTTAGCTTCTACTAAAATATTAGTATCATCATCTTCTATAACACCATCACAATTAGACCTCATAAAATCTTTAGGTGGTATTACAATATCTCTTGTTATAGGTTTACCTAGTTCTCTTTCTAAAAAATCTAAGTTAATTGATTCAGTAGCTATACCTATTTGTACTGGTAGTACATTAGATAAATCATCAGGTTCTACTAACCCCATTTTTTCTTTCCAAAGATTGAGCCAATCTCCTTTCTGTATTCTAATAGCGTCGCTGCCTCCAACTCCTCCTCTTCTTGCCTCATGCCATTCTTTTGTCTTCTGTTTCATATATCCTCCAAGTGTTATATGTTTATTACATTACTATTATACACATTTATGTGTTTCCAAGCAACTTATCTCTGCTTTTTAAAGGTAAATCCTCAAGACATTCCTTGTTTTTTTCTGTTCTATACAGCTCAATGAACTTGTCTTTTAATTTCTCGTAGTCTTTCTCAAGAGTTTTGTTTAAAGATAAGCCTCCTAACATTTTGTATACACGGATAGCGATTGTATCTTTAACTTCTTTTCTCTGAAGAAAATTTCTAAGATGTTTTTCTATCTCTAAATTAGAATGATTAAGATGTTTCAGTATGTTCATGGGAACTTGTGGTTTCCATTCGCTCTCTTGTGTATGTGTAAGGAATGCAGTTGCACATGATTCCAGACTATAGCTATTCAATGCCATAAAAAATACACCAACTTGTGTTTCGTTTAATTGTTTTTGTTTAGGATATGATTTCTCTATTAAAGAGATTAGTTTTTTAAATTCTTCTTTAGTCATTGTATGCCCCTGTATTATTTTTATTTCTCATGACAGTAAAATATCTAACTAACTTAACGTAATCAATATCATCTGCCTCGCTTGTTCTAAGTTTAAAATATTTTTTATTCAATGCTTGATTATATAATCGTGCATAAAATCTTTTGTAATTGTTGTTGAGTTTATATATATCTTTACTAGATTTATCTACATCAAAGATAATAAAATGCCTAGCTATGTTCCAGATACATTCTATTCCAACCTCCATACCTCTTGCCTCATACTTTGTAGTGTATTCATATATCATTTTCCATACGTGTTTGTTAGCTAAATGATAGTTCAAAAAATCTTGAAAGCCCTCGACCTCACAGGATCTAATTTCTTTTTCCAGTGATTCAAATGTTTGAAAGTTATCTTTATATATACTCACTATCTTCCTCCTTTCTTTTTAATTAAATAAAACTCTCCGCCTTTCACATAATTGTGAAGTGATGAAAGCAAGTCATCATAATATTTGTCATCGAAATCTAATTGTTCGATAACATATTTATATCCGTCTTTATCAAAAGCTCCATACCAACCCTCATAAGATTTGACTAAAAACTTTACATCTTTAGTATCTATATCCAAATATTGTTCTTGATTACTCATTATCTTCCTATGTCTCCCTCTCAAAGTTTCTATACATGTCTTGTGCTAACATACTGGTTTCCTCTGCAAAAGAATCTACGTTCTGTTCAACAAATCTTTGCCACTTCTCATCTGAACAATTTTTATCAATGTGTTCTTTTTCTATATATTGCCATAATTTACTCATCGTCTTTTTCCTCATCTTTTAAATGTTCTTGATAGTTTCTTTCTAAGTCAGCGTTAAATTTTCCTTCGGCTGTTGCTAACAACCATTCTATCTCATGCAATTGACTGAACATTTGGTCCCGCCTCCCTGTTTGATATGACAAATCACACATTGCCTCTCTTCTTAAAGAAGTATTATGATACTTAGGTGGTATATGAATTTCGTTAGTTTTATTTATTAGATATTTAATATCAGCTAATAAAGTTTCTAATAATTTAATGTCTTCCGTCATGATTGTTATCCTCCAAATTTAATTCTTCTGCTAATATTTTCGCTTCATGCTCATTTATTCCATGTTGCCTAAATCTTTTGATTGCTTGTTCGCTTGTGAGTTCATCATCAACTGCACCCAACACAATCTCATTATAATATTTGCTCATTGCTTTCCCCTATATTTAGATAAAACTTTATCAACTACATTTTCTGATTCTCTGGTTAACATTCTTCCTCCGTCTATGTGTACGCCATTTATAAAATAATCATAGTCATAAAACAAATCTTCTGATTCGTGCATAACAATATCAATCTGATTTCCTTTGTCATCATTTGCTTGATGGTGTTCTTCTATAAATGGGTGGACTTCTTCTATTTCTATAATATAATTTTTCATTTTATATTGTCCCTCTTCTTACATGTTTTGCTCTAACTAATTGAGCTTCTGGATATAATGTTTTGTTAATGTAGTAATACCCTAACTTAAGTTCTTCTTCTGTAAATCCTAGTTCATTAACTGAATCTTCAACGAATTCTATCCACCTAATTTCTGAACATTCATTTGCTTTCTTGTATGCTTCATATTTATCTTTGTATAAAAAGTAATTGTCATAATCAATAGGGTTTTCATCATCATCTTCAAGATGATATTCTTCTGATGGTAATGGATTGCCAGATAAAAATTGCTCATGTGTGTCTGAACAGATACACTTACAATTAGTATATATTTCTTCAATAATTTCATTCATATTTTTCATCGTCTTTTTTACCTCTTAAAATAATAACAAATCTTTCTGACCTGTTACTTGTTCTTTGTCGTGGTTCTCATGCCATAAATTATATGACATCATTCGATCTTTCATGTTCTCAATATTTTTAACAGTCAATTGGCTTATCATATATTTGTGCATGTCTTCAACTCGCTCAGGCAAATCTAGATTTATGCTAGGCAATGGGTTGCTCATATAACCGCTTGTCGTAATATCAATTATAGGTATATATTCTTTTGAATAAGGGTCTGCGGGGTTAACCGAATGAAATTCTGTCCAAACAAAATAACACCCCTCTTTTCTGAACTCATCATAGGGCATAGTCAATGCCCCGTTATATTCGGGGTGGTCTTTTGAACAACCCCAAAGACTTCTGAATATATACTGTTGATATATCTTTTGACCTCTATATATATCTATAAATATTCCCTTCATATAATGTGAGTCCCCTATTCTTTTATTCATTCTTGCGACTTCCCGAAATAACTTTGATAATAATTATCGCATTTTTCATTTTTATCATCGGGCATTAAATCAACCCAATCACTCGTTACCAGTTTATATTTTCCTTTTGCAAGTACTCCAGATTTAATTAGGCAACCGTCAATATATAATCTATATTGCCTGTCGCCATTGTCCATAATTCTGTGAGTTGTTTTAATCGCTGCAAACTCGTGAGAATTTGAAGCACTCGTACCAACTACCACGTTATTAACTCCTGTGTTTTTAACGCCGTATGATTTATTTGATTTATAAATACATGCTGTGATATTGTTCCAGATTGGATAGCTTCTACTCATTAGTTAATCTCCTGTGTATAATTAATAAACTGTCTGTAAGCGTCATTAAAATCAAAAGCCCTAATTGTTTTTTCAATTTCTATATCTGATTCTTCAATTAATCTTTCTTTGTCAATGCTATCTACTAATTCCAGGTGATAGCCGTTAGGATTGCCAAGAATAAAATACTCTTGTAATTGTGGTTGTTGTTGTTTCATTAGATAACCTCCAAGTTATGTTATGTAACCATTATACTATTATTATATTAAATAATATACTTTATTCACAAATTAAAACAAATAAAAAGCTTGACAAATAAATCTCAAAAAAATATCTGGTGAGGTAATAAGCCCCGCGTTTACCGAGCCAGTTCAACTAGCCGAAGGCAGTTGATAGAAAGGACTGGCAGAGAGGAAACGTGCCTAAGATAGCGAAAGGGATTCGAAAGGCCTCCACGATCTAAAGTCGTGTCTGCTTCCTCATCTTCTCAATATACCTCATATACAAGTATATTCGCTATATTCGAGATTGCCTTTTACTTACTAGATGAATAGAATAGAAGTATGAATTTGACGCCTAAAAAGAAAGAGATAAACCCAAGAGCAAAGAAGCTAGTGGATATACTCGTATCTAAGGGTTGCACTATAACAGAGGCGTCTAAACTGGCTGGGTATAAGGGAAACAGCTCAAGGGTAAGTGCCAGCAAAATGCTACATAAGTCTGAGGTACAGGAATACTACCGAAGCCAGATACAACACAAGGTTAATATGTCTACCTCTAAGGCTCTTAATTCCCTAGTGAGGTTAACTGACGGGGCAAAGTCTGAGTACGTTCAGCTTGAGGCTAGCAAGGACATACTAGATAGGGGAGGATTCAAGGCACCCGATAAACATATGCACCTATTGTCAGGGGACTTCACTGTCAAAATAGACCTGTCTTAGCTCCCCTCCGTTGACACGGAGCCACCGCAGCCCACCCACAACAGAAGTACTCCGTACACTAATCAGCCTCACATGTTCGGCAAAAGCAAGCGGAACGGAACAAGTTCCGTACATACTACCCCTCCCCCGAGTACCTAGACAGCACACCACATAGAGTGGAGGGGGGGTTAAAAACAGCGTTGCTGTGGTGTTAGAGGTCCCTCAATCTCTACAGACCTCAAAAAGGCTCGATGATATCCCTGTAACCAAACACCTAATGCGCAATTCAAAAAAATTTTTACCTTGAAATAGCTCGTTGTTTAGTTATAGAATAAAGATATTGAATAAAAGAGAAAGACAATGCCATTATTTGGAATACCACTAGTAGGACCCATAGCTAGTTATCTAGCAAGAAAGAAGTTAAGTAAAGTTATACTTACCTCAGCTTCATCAACTGGGCAAAAAAGAATTAAGAATTTATTAACAGATAAACCACAGCTTAAAAAATTTGATATTGATCCAATTACAAAAAAAGCTATTAAGGTTTATCACAAACCCATTATCTCTAAGGTAGAAGCATCTCTCATAGGAGGCTTTGGCTTAGGCGTTGGTACTGAACAGCTTATAAATGGAAAAAAAGAAATTAAGTTTAAACCAGTAAAAGAAACTAAAAGGTCAATGACTTGGAATAAGTAATGGCAGACTATAACCCTTATGGGAAAACAAATATTAAAAGCTTAGAGAATAAGTTTGGCTATAAGCAACCTACTGTTGGATCTGTTTTTTCAAATGCTTCAATGGCAATACCCGTTACAGGTTTATTGAAGGTAGGGACTACAGTGATTGGAGCTTTCAATAAAGCAAAGAATCTAAAAGCATCGCATGAGGCTTATACCAAAAGTTTGATAAGTAAAAACAATCTAGAAAAAGCAGAGGTTTTAAAAAAAATTGGTAATATAGCTAAGAACGAAACAGACTCTTTTATCAACAAAGGAGTTATTAGCCCTATTGATAAGATTAAATATAAAAATGTTAAGAAAACATTGAACGAAAGTAGAACACTGATTATGGGAACTACGGATAAAGTCAATAGACAATTAGTCTCAAACCTTTTAATGGATAATAAAAAAATAAACAAAGCCGTAAGGAGAAGTACTGCTGGCTCTGTAGTAGGAGATGTCTTGGGTTCTTACGGAGCTTACAAGTACGTTGATGGAAAGATTAATGGCAAGTAAGAAAAACGAAAGACGTAAGGCTGCCAAAGACAAGAACAAGAGGAAATACTAATGGCAAAAGATAGAATGGCAAGAGTACAAAAAAGAGCCGATGCTATAGCTAAACTAGATGCTCAGCGCAGAAGAGAAGAACGTAACGACAAAGTTAAACACTACATTGAAGTTAAGATGGCTAAAGGACATAGCAGAGAAAATGCTACCCGTATGGCAAAAGAACTAATTGATGGACAATAGATGGCTCACTCATTAGAGAAACTTAACCCATACTCCTTAGATGGTCTTAAGAAGCTCAGAACAGCCGTTAAGATTAGATACATGAAAGACTATCCTAAAGACTTTATGACCGACTATGAGGCTGATAAGGTACTTGAAACCTTAAGCCCAGTTACATTAGATCAATTGTATAAGATGGTAACTAACAAAAAGGTTGTTACAGAAGATGGCATCATTAAGTTATAAGCCAGACGGCGATACGATAAAACAATTCATGAAAGACGAATCATTCTTTAGAGGACTGCGAGGTCCTGTAGGTAGTGGTAAGTCTGTATCTTGTTGTATTGAAATACTAAGGCGAGCATTAGAACAAAAGATTGGAGTGGATGGTAAGCGTAAGTCCAGATGGGCTGTCATTCGTAACACCAACCCACAACTTAAGACTACTACCATTAAGACATGGCTGGATTGGTTTCCAGAAGAAGAGTGGGGTAAGTTCCATTGGTCAGTACCCTATACTCATCACATTAAAAAAGGTGAATTAGATTTAGAAGTTATCTTCCTAGCCCTAGATAGACCCGAAGATGTAAAGAAACTACTATCATTAGAGTTAACAGGAGCATGGATTAACGAGGCAAGGGAAATACCTAAGTCAATTATTGATGCTTGTACCATGAGGGTAGGTCGTTTCCCGTCTATGAGAGATGGCGGACCCAGTTGGTATGGAGTAATTGCTGATACCAATCCACCCGATACGGATCATTGGTGGTCAATATTGGCGGGTGAAGCAGTTATACCTGATTACATTACTAAGCAAGAAGCTAAGATGTTAGTTAAGCCAGACAACTGGAGATTCTGGAATCAACCCCCAGCAATGAAAGAAGTGTTTGATGGTGATGGACATTTAAATACTTATGACGAAAACAAAGATAAAGAGAACGGCAAGAACTTAACACCCAATTATTATTCGAATATTATTCGTGGTAAGACTAAATCATGGATAGATGTTTATATATTAAACAAGCTAGGACAGATTGAAGACGGCAAACCTGTCTATGAAATGTATAGAAGAGATGTTCATGTAGCTAAATCAGATGTAGCTATTATGAAAGACGCTCCCATATACGTAGGAATTGACTTTGGATTAACCCCAGCCTGTGTATTTGGACAGAGAGTTAGGGGTAGATGGCTTATCATTGACGAGTTAGTAGCAGAAGATATGGGTATACTAAGGTTTTCAGACCTTATGAAACAAAAAATGGCAGAGTATCTACCTAGAAACTTTGTAGTATTTGGCGACCCAGCTGGAGACCATAGAGCGCAAACAGATGAATCAACACCATTTCAGATACTTAGAGGTCGTGGAATATCTGCAAGACCCGCACCTAGCAACGATGTTATGTTGAGATTAGAAAGTGTTAATGTTACATTGTCTCGAATGATAGACGGGGATTCAGGAATGTTGATAGACCCTAAGTGTGTTAACATCATTAAAGGATTTGACGGAGGCTATCATTACAGACGTATGCAAGTATCTGGAGAAAGATACGATGAGAAACCAAATAAAAATAGATTCTCTCACATACACGATGCACTACAGTACATGTTATTAGGTGCGGGAGAAGGAAGAAAGTTGACAATCGGTGGAAAAACTAGCAAGGTTGTAGTAGCAAAAAGAAATTTTGATGTCTTTGGGAACAAGCCAAAGCATTATAACGAAAGGAGAAGATGATATGTGTGGAGGAGGAGGAGGAGGACAACCAGCGCCACCACCACCACCTGATCCCCGTATTGAGGAACAGGCGGCTGAGAAACGTGCTAGAGAAAGACGAGTAGCACTAGCAGAAAAATCAAGAATTAAAGACGAAGCTTTTGAAACAGCAGTCCAAGATGCTTACGGAAGAAAAAATCGTAGGTCATTACTGTCTGCAACAGGAAGAAAAGGCGGGGAAGGATTTAAAGTAGCAAGTGATTTGATGTCTAAAACTACATTAGGAGCTTAGAATGATAGGAACACTTGAACAGCCTCAAGTTAATGTTAACGAATCAGATGTTAAACAATTACTATCTAGATACGAACACGCTAAAACAATTAAACATCAATGGCATGATACTTTCGAAGAATGTTATGAGTATGCTTTACCTCAAAAAGAAAGCTTTTTTACCGAAACTCAAGGAAGAAGACGTACAGATCGTATCTTTGATGAGACTGCTGTAGTAGGAGTACAAGAGTTTGCTTCAAGATTACAGGCTGGTATAGTTCCAAACTATGCTAGATGGGCAGATTTTGTAGCTGGAACAGACATTCCGCCAGACCAAGCTAAAGAAGTAAATGAGATGCTAGACATGGTAACAGACTATGTATTTGAAATATTACACTCATCTAATTTTTCACAAGAAGTACACGAGTCATTCTTAGATATGGCTTTGGGAACAGGAGTTCTATTAGTAGAAGAAGGAGATGCTGTTAACCCTATAAGATTTAGAGCAATACCATTACCTCAAGTTTGGATGACCTCTGGACATGACGATAAAGTCGATCACGTCTTTAGAAGAAGAATGGTTCGTATGAAAGAACTAGGCGTTGCCTATCCAAATGCTAATCTTAGCGACAAGATGGTTAAGGATATGACTAAAAATCCAGACAAAGAGTGCGAAATAATAGAGATTGTGTATAGAAATTACCTTAATACTAAGGAAGAAGAGTACAAATTCTGTGCTATTTCTAAGATGTATGAGCATAAACTGTACTCAGATACCTTCAAAGGCAAAGGTTCTAACCCTTATTTAGTCTATAGATGGAGTAAATGTGCGGGTGAAGTCTATGGTCGTGGACCATTAATGAATGCTTTACCAGCAATTAAGGTAGCAAATCTTACAATAGAAATGATTTTAGAAAATGCACAGATGTCTATATCAGGTATGTATCAGGTTGAAGACGATGGTGTTGTGAATGTGGATAACATTCAATTAATACCGGGAACTATAATTCCTAAAGCTGCTGGCTCACAAGGACTAACCCCTATATCTCCAGCTGGAAACTTTCAAGTATCAGACTTAGTTTTAAATGATATGAGGTCGAATATTAAGAAAGCCTTATATAACGATATGTTAGGAAACCCTAATGTTTCAACTCCAATGTCAGCAACTGAAGTAGCAGAAAGACAGGCAGACTTGTCTCGTCAAATAGGCTCAGCATTTGGTAGATTACAGTCTGAGTTAGTTAATCCTTTGCTAGAAAGAATTGTTTATATTCTTAGGAAACAAGGAAGAATCAATCTTCCTAAAGTAAATGGAAAAGAAGTAAGAATTATTTCTACTTCTCCTCTAGCACAAGCTCAACAACAGAGCGATGTAGCTACTATTGACAGATTTTTAGGTATGATACAGGGCAGAGTAGGTCCAGAACTTACTAATATTCTAATAAAACAGGATGAAGTTGCTAAGTATGTAGCTAAAAAACTAGGCATTCCAGAGAATTTAATACGTTCTAAGGAAGAAATGCAAGCTGCTGCACAACAAATGCAAGAGATGATGCAGCAACAACAGCAACAACAACCAACAGAAGAGGAGATACCTCCTCAATAGGAGACACTATGACAGAGAAAAAGCCCAATATGCTTATTGGTTTAGACGGAATAAAACGTAAACCAAAAGATGAGGAGAACTTAAATGCTTTGTTTAACGCCTTGTTCACTACTCAAGGTGGCGCTCACGTTCTTAAACATCTTAAAGCCCTAACACTAGAAGCTGTAGCTGGTCCTGAAATAACAGACCAACATCTACGACATCTAGAGGGTCAAAGATATTTGGTGGGATTAATACAAAGAAGATCAAACAAAGGCGCTAGCCAAAATTTAATTAAGGAGAACACAAATGAGTGAAGAACAAGTACAAGCTACAGAAGCTGTGACACCTGAAACAACAAGTGACGTTTCACGTGGAACAGAAATGAATACTGAGCCACAGCCTACGGCACAAAGACCTGAGATTATTCCAGAAAAGTTTTGGAACACTGAGGCTGGAGAAGTTAATTTAGAAGACATGGCTAAGTCATACGCTCACTTAGAAAAGTTTGCTAGTGGTAAACAAGAAGAAGTTAGAGAAGCTGTGATTGCAGAATTGCAAACAGAGGCTGCTGAAGGACTACCTGAAGACTCTAAAGGTTATAAGTTACCAGCTTTGATGGAAGGATTAACTGAAGAAATGGTAGAAGAAAACCCATTGACAGGTTGGTGGAGAGAAAAATGCCACAATATGGGCTTAGATCAAGAAAACTTTGAAGATGGCATTAACCAATACATACAGTTTGCTCAACAACAACAGCCAAATATTGAGCAAGAAATGAAAAATTTGGGAGAAAATGCACAAGAAAGAATAGAGGCAGCAAATAGTTGGGCTAGTACAATGCTTAATCCAGAACAATTTGAAGTCTTACAACAAACTTTAGGCTTATCTGCTAGAGGAATTGAGGTTATGGAAACTCTTATGGAGTCAACTAAACAAAATATTTCAAGAGCAAACACAGTAGCTATGCCAGAAAAAGAGTTAAATCTTTCACAAGTTAGAGAAATGATGAATGATAAAAAATACTTTGACCCTAGATTTAGAGACAAAGATTATGTAAGAAAAGTAGATGAAGCCTTTGGGAGATTGCAACTAGCTGGGAAGTTATAAGTGCTTTATGTAGAAAAAGGAATACCAGCTCACGCTTTTGAGTTAGCTTTTAAATTAAAGCAATCCGATAAGTACGAGCTGGCTATTATGGGACATGACCCTTTAACAGCTTTAACTAATGTATTTAGATATAGTAGAAAAGGAATAAGAACCTATACTATCTTTGAAGAAGACAAAGTTTTGGCAATGTTTGGTGTGGTCTGTGAAGAAAAAAATCAAAAGAGAGGAGCCGTTTGGTTTCTTTCTACAGATTTTACTAAGAAACAATGGGCTTATTTCCTAAAAAGAAACAAAAAGTGGACAGAATTTTTCCTTTCTGACTACGAGTATGTGGCTAATCTTGTACCTCAAGAGAATAAAAACACTATTAAATGGTTAAAATGGCAAGGTTTTACCTTTAATAGTAAAGTAATTATTGTAAAAGGTGTTAAGTTGTTATACTTTTATAAGAAGATACATAAGGTATCTAATGGGATGCAGCCCGTTTTAGATGATATCGGTCCATTGTGGGCAACCGATGGTAAGTTAAAAAGGACAACTGTAATATAACGTAACTTTTAAAGGAGAATTGCTAATGGCAACTCAAATTTCAACGGCGTTTATTAAACAGTTTGAAGCAGAAGTGCATATGGCTTACCAGCGCATGGGTTCTAAACTGAAAAATACTGTACGCCAATCAAACAACGTAGTGGGTAATCAGGTCCGCTTCCAAAAAGTAGGGAAAGGTTCAGCGTCTACTAAATCTAGACACGGACAGGTCAATACAATGGAAGTAGCTCACACTACTGTTGAAGCAACACTTAGTGATTTCTATGCTGCCGATTATGTCGACACATTGGATGAACTAAAAACAAATATTGACGAAAGACAAGTACTTGCAACATCTGCTGCTAGTGCTTTAGGAAGAAAAATTGACGATCTAATCATCACAGTATTAGATGCTAACGGCAACGGCAACAATATTGCTCACGGAAGTGCGGCATTTACCCTAGCTAAAGCAACTTCTATCTGGGAAGATTTTGGTGCAGCTGATGTTCCAGACGACGGGCAAAGATACTTAGTAGTATCTCCAGCTGGTTGGGCTGACTTATTAGCTTTAGATCAATTTTCAAGAGCAGAATATGTGGGCGAAGCTGACCTACCATATGCTGGCGGTATGACTGCTAAGCGTTGGTTAGGGTTTACAGTATTCGTACACTCGGGACTGTCTATATCAAGTACAACTCGTGAATGTCACGCTTACCATGCTTCGGCATTAGGTTTGGCAACGGGTTCTGATGTTAGAACAGAAATGAACTACGTACCTGAAAAGGTAAGTAACTTAGTAACTTCTTACTTCTCAGCTGGAGCGGTCGAAATAGACCAAACTGGTATGATTAAAGTACAGATTACTGAATAAGGAGATAATAACATGGCTTTAAATGCAACTAACTTAAAAAAAGTAGCTGGCGGTGGCGATCAAAACATCTTTATTTATAAGAGTACTGATGCCCCAGCAGCGATTGCTGGCTCAGGTTACTTCAATTCTGTAACCAGTAATTTGAAACAATTTGACATTATCCTAGCAGTAGGCACGACTGGTGGTACTGTAACTGGAGACCTCATATTTGTTACATCTGCAACAGGTGCAGCGACAGTAACTTGTACTAACGGAACGTAACATTCCACGAGATAGGGGAGACTCCAAGCTCCCCTTCTCACTTGAAGAAAAATTATGAGTGATAGTAAATTTGATATATGTAGCAAGGCAATGGTTCTAGTAGGAGCTAACACTATTACTTCGTTTACAGAAAGCACCACTGAGTCAAAAGTAGCTGGACAACTATATGAAACTACACTTGAAACAATGTTGACTAGATGTAGGTGGAGATTTTCTTCAACACAATCTCAATTATCAAGAAATTCAGCAGAACCTACAGCTAGGTTTTCTGCAAAATATGCAGTACCATCTGGTGCATTAATAATTCATACATTAACTGTTGGCGATAATGTAATAGAGTATGACCGATATGAAGATTTTTTATATTGTGATGCTTCTACAAGTGATGTAGTAGTAGCTGACTTTACATACCAACCATCAGAAGCTAATTTTCCAGCATATTTTAAACAAGCTTTAGTGTTTGAGTTAGCATCTTTGTTTGCTGGCGCAATAGCTAGAAATGACAGTTTATCCCAACTCTACCAAAATAGAGCAATGCAACAACTAGCAATAGCAAAAGCCCAAGATTCTCAAGCACAAACATCAAGAAGATTAGATGTTAGTAGATATAGAAATAGGAGGAACTCAGGGGCTTTAGGAACTATAAAAGCCACTGTTGGCTCATAGATGGGAATACACAGAATACATCAATCCAATTTTAATAAAGGGGAACTTGACCCTAATCTAATATCAAGAACCGACATGGTTTCCTATGGTTCGGGTTTAAGAAAATCTAGAAATACTGTACACACAAATCAAGGTCCAGTAGAAAGAAGAGGTGGAACTTACTATAGAGCAGACTTAGGAGCTAGCACTAGGCTAGAATCTTTTGTATTTAGCGGAGATCAAGAATATATCTTTGCATTTCAAAATACAGTATTAAAAATATACTCTACAGCCGGTACTTTATTACAAACAATTACATCTTGCTCTTGGTTATTGGCTGATTTATTTGAATTAAATTGGACACAACAAGGCGACACAATGATAATTGTGCATAAAGACCACGCTCCAACAATGATAACTAGAACAGGTGCAACATCATTTGTTAAGGCTGATTTTGTTTTTGACTCAAGTGTCAATGGAGAAATGTTATATCAACCTTATTTTAAGTTTGCTAGTGATACTATTACGTTAGATATTAACTCAGTAACAAAAGGTGATACAAACGTCACATGTACTACTTCTGCCAATTATTTTACATCAGCCTATGTTGGTACAAGAATACGATACATGGGTGCAGAACTGCTTATTACAGCTCATACAAATGCTACTACAGTTACAGCAACACTAAAGTCTGTGCCAATAATAGAATTAGATGAAGACCCATTTGCAACATCAGCGGGCAGTGCAGTAGTAGTAGTAACTCATGTAGCTCATGGATTTAGCACAGGAGCTTCTGTAACTATTGCTGGAGCAGAATCAATTAATGATGTTGATGGAGCGGGTATTGCTTTTAGTGCATTAAATGGTGCTAGAACAATTACAATATTAGATGATAATCATTACTCATTTACAACAGCTGGTAGTGACCAAGCAACAGAATCAGTAGATGGTGGTGGTGTAAGAGTAACTGTATCTGGACACCCTCCTACTAGAAACTGGGATGAACAAGTGTTTTCTGATGTTAATGGATACCCAAGAGCGGTTACATTTCATGAAAATCGTTTATTTTTTGGAGGAGTAACCTCTTTGCCAGACGGATTACAGGGTAGCAAGGTAGGTCAGTTTTTTAATTTTGACGTTGGAACTGCTCAAGATAATGATTCAGTACAAATACAAATAGCTTCTAATGAAATCAACGAGATTAGACATTTAATTTCTGGGAAAGTTTTAGAAATTTTAACTAACACTTCTGAGTTTTACTTAAAACCTCAAGTGTCTAAACCAATTACTCCTGTAGACGTACAAATTATTAGACAAACAACCATAGGCGCACAAGAAAAAGCAATGCCTAGAATATTTGATGGAGCTACGATCTATGTACAAACTAATGGGAAAACAGTTAGAGAGTATTTATACAGCTCATCTTTTGAAGAATTTACTTCTTTAGCAATAAGCTTAGAATCAAATCATTTAATAGGAACTCCTACTGATACTGCTTATATTAATGCTATTCCAGATAGGACAGAACAATTTTACTTTGTAGTCAATGCTGACGGAACAATGGCTGTTTATTCTTCTCAAAGAGAACAAAAAATATTTGGTTGGAGTTTATGGTCTACTGACGGAAATATCGAGTCAGTGGCTTGCACAACAAATTTTATATATGTAGTAGTAAAAAGAGTTATAAACTCAGCAACTGTTTATTATTTAGAACAATTTGCTTCTACTTCTTTTGATATACCAACAGATATGACAGTGACCAAAACATTGTCTGGGAGCTACCAGCCACATGGTTCACCCTTAACCAACGGCACAACGAGTAGCTCCACCAATGTTGTTGTTAA